TTTTGAGTGGCTTCATTGGACTTGACCATTTCGTTTCTAAAACTTTCTACGGCAGCTCCAGTTTGTCTGGACATTCCCGAATTTTCAATTAACAACATTGGAATAAATGTCATTGCACAATTCCACTCTTCAATTTGTTTACCGCTATTTATGTCGTACCCCTCGACTTTAGTAAACCATGCACACTTAAACTGTACACACTCTTCTTTCATTATAGGACAAAAACTTCCTGGTTTTAATTGCATGTTATAATCTCCTTTAAATAAACCATGTTATAATTGAATATCTAGTGCCTTTTGTTACAGGCAAAATTTCATGCGGATACATAAAATTTGAAGGAAATAAAATTACTGATCCTTTTTTTAATTTGTATTTTAATTCTCGATTAAAGAAAGCAAACTCTCCTCCTTCATAATCTTCATTTAAAGCAATTGAACATGAAACTGACCTTGGGTGTTTTTTATAGGAATCAGTGTGTTCTTTATAAAATTGTCCAACTTCGTAAGATAATAAATCGTAACCCGTATCAATTTCAATATTACAATGAGGAAAACAATTATTATATTTATTAATTGCAACATTAACAGATTTAAAAATTTCTTCGTCTAATTTTTTTCTAATTTCAAAATTTTCATTAATAATATTTTCTTGAGATATTCCTATTGTTTTTACATTTCTTACATTTAAATCCATTGTTTCATATCCTACTGATGCCAAATTCCAATTTTTATCATTATTATATTCTTTTAAAATAGAATTACACAATTCTTCAGATAAAATATTATCTACTACAACAATATAATCAGAAATATTTTTTTTGTTATTGGATTCGTTTATTTTTAAATCTTTATTTTCTTTTTTTGGTAAACCATTAAGATAAGGAATATCTTTTACATCAACATTTAAATTGGAATTAATAGTTGCAACAATTTTATTGTCTACTTTTTTAAATTTATCAAAATACGCAAAAGAATTTTCACCTCTACTTAAAACATAATGTAAAAAAGTTTGAATATATTCAGTACCTTTAAAATTGTCTCTCCAATGAGCAGCATCACATCCCAAATATAACATAGCGTCACCTGCATTTAAATTTAATTCCACAATTTCATTATTAGGTTTTTCTATGTATATTGGCCATTCTTTATCTCCACTTAAATGTATAGTTAAACTTATTTCACATGCATGTCTATCTTTATGTTTTTCTAAAACATTATTATTTTTATATACTCTACCATAAGAATATGTAGGTAAAACCATTTCACCTACTATTTCACTTACAACTGGAGTTTTTTCACATAATAATTCTAAAAAATCAATGTAATTATACTGAGAAGGAGCTCCTTCAACTTGACTATCACCTTCAATATTGTTAGTTTCACAGAAATGCTTAAAATTTTTGGATATTAATTTAGCTTGAGATTCACTGATAAAATTTGGAATGTAAATGTAATTATTTTCTTTTAATGAAATGTTCATAATATACTCACAAAAAAATAGTTTAACTTAATGTATTGTTTTAAGGAATGAGAGTATTTTGATTTGTTATACAAACCTCATAACAATTTAATGCCCATTCTGGTAATTCTGTAATGTCTAAATTCGGTTCAGTAGAACGAAATTCTATCCAACCTGTACCTTGACCATATTGTAATCCTATTAAATGTGAATTATTTGAATCTGGCCATATTGGATTGTTCCATTGTAAAGCATGAATATTGTTAGGTATACCACAACTTGATAGATCAAGTCCAGTGCAACTTGTTTCATCAGTTCCAACATATCCATCAATTGGAATTATAACTAATTTATGTGTTTGTAACATCATACCTCCTTTTTTTTATTTATTTAGTTTCAATTTAAAGTTGCAATTATAACATCAACATATCGTATATTAAGATTAGCTACTGTACCACTAGCGGTTGCAGATAAACTGTGGGCATGTCCGCCAGCAGACCAAACAGTTCCGGTTGGAGTTGCTGAATCAGCTGTTGTTCCTGCTACAGCATTAGTTATCACATTTGTAACAGTGCTATATCGAGGTGCAGGTGATGGAAAAGGAGGAGCTCCAGGAAAAAATTTTACGGGTTCATTAGCTAATCTAATAGTCGACGGCGTTGTAACAGGATGATTATGCGTTGGTATATTTGGATTAGCTATTGAAGTAGCATCACTATTCATAGTAAAGGGTGCACCAGTAAAAGAATATGGTGTACTATTAAAAACTGTTGTAAAATCTAAAGTTCCTCCAGAAGAAGTTGCTCCACTGACTACTCTCAATGCATGATTATTAAAATTAACAGTTTCTTTAGTCCAACCTGTTGGAGCAGAACTTTGTTGAAATAACGTTTTTGTACCGGAAGTAAAGATAGTCATTTAATTTCTCGTAACTAAAATAATATCAACATAAAGAAGTCTAAAATCAAGGCCACCCGAAATACTACTAGATGATAGGGTTCCTATTGGATGAGTATGGCTGGTTCCAGTTGGAGCTGGAGTATTATCATTGTGCGTTAAACTAGAGGAATATGTAGCTCTAAGGGTAGCCTGATACGCCGTTGGTTGACCTCTACCTGGAGAAGAAGTTCTCGTAGGACCAACCCAAAGTCTATCATGTCTGTGAGTTGGTAGTTGAGATGTGGTTAAAGTAACACTACCCACAGTTGGACTAATAGTGACAGTAGCAGGTTGTACAGTATAATCATTAAATACCGTAGTAAAATTAATTGCACCAGCTGACGTTACAGATCCAGTTGTTACACGTAAAGTAAATTCATTAAAAGAAGTATCTTTTGTCCATCCTACTGGAGGAGTGGTGACACGCATTACTGTTCTAGATGTTGATGGAATAATTAAAGACATATTTAAGTTCTCGTTGCTAAAATAACGTCCACATATTTAACCGAAAAATTAAAACTAGCATAAGTTACAGATGGACTAGTAGAAGCTGTATGATCGTGAGCAGTTGTTGTTCCTGGTGTACCATTTATAGTTCCTGGAAAATAATTATCACCCGTTAGTGATCCAAATAATGGAGCATTAGGAGGACTAAATTCAACATAAGGAGCTGTTCCTGGTGGATTAGGATGTCGAGTTGCACCAAATTCTTGTGACGTAGTAGCCCCTTGGCCAGTTCTTGGATGTCGATGTGTAGGAATATTATTAATAACTAATGTAGTACCTCCAATTGATCCAGTCAAAACTAAAGTACCATTTAAATTACGATTTGTCAATACACCAGAAAATCCCAACACACCTCCTGTAGAAACACTTCCTGATACAACTCTTAATCCATAATCATTAAGAGTTGTATCTTTTGTCCAACCAGTAGGAGCTGAAGTTTGAACAAAAAGCATAGTCGCACCCAGATAATTTGCCTGTTCACCCGCAGCTTCTCCAGTTATAGAATTTAAAACAAAAGTATTAAGTGAGTTTATTCTAGGCATAATTATCCAAAGGTTGCTTCAGATCCAAAAACGGACCATGCGCCGCCACCTGTACGAAGTAAAGTAAATGAATAAAATTCTGTTTTGTTTGCAGCTGCAGTTGGTGCTGTTCCTCCAAACCAATTTATAGTTTGTGCTGCACCATCAATTTGTACAGCAGTAGGAGCATATGGAGTAGCACCTTGAACAACTATTATAGAAACAACTATTGTTCGACTTGCTGTTGTTGGAACATTAGTAAAGTTAGCCGTCCAGTTTGCAGCAGGACTTGTGTGGTAAAAAGTTGTTGATGACGATGTGTTATGTGTTACTGTACCAGTTGCACCAGTTAAAGTTGTAAGAACTTCTGTTGTTTCAGATAGTGTCGTGAATCCAGAAACCGTTAAATCACCAGAAATTGTACCACCAGAAGTTTCTAATTTTGTGTTAGCTGCAGCAAAAGCACCATTCGCATATGAACTAGCAGCAGTTACATTATTAGCAGTTGCAAAAGATGAGTTAGCATATGATCCTGCTGATACAGATTTCTGGTCTGCCGTATTGGCAGCAATAAAAGCACCATTGGCATATGAACTAGCACTACCTGCATTTGTTGTTGCAGTGTTTGCTGCAACGTATGCTGAGTTTGCATATGAACCTGCACTTACAGCTTTCTGATCAGCAGTTGCAGCGTTAGTTGTTGCAGTGTTAGCTTGGGTATATCCTGAATTGGCATAAGAACCACTTGTTACCGCTCTTTGGTCGGCAGTAGCAGCATTAGTAGTTGATGTATTTGCTTGACCATAAGCAGCGTTAGCATAGGCACCTGCACTTGTTGCTTCTTGTTCCGCTGTATTAGCAAAAGCATATGCAGCATTAGCGTACACACCTGAGGTAACAGCTCTTTGATCGGCAGTTGCAGCATTTGTAGTTGCGGTGTTAGCTTGAGTGTATCCAGAATTAGCATATGATCCAGAAGTTACTGCTCTTTGATCTGCTGTATTTGCAGAACTGTATGCCGAATTAGCATATGAACCAGCACTCAAAGCATTTTGATCAGCTGCTGCAGCATTTGTATTAGCAGTATTTGCTTGAGTATATCCAGAATTAGCATAAGAACCCGCACTTATTGCCTTTTGATCTGCGGTATTTGCAGCACTGTATCCCGAATTAGCGTATGATCCAGATGTTACAGCTCTTTGATCTGCTGATGCTGCATTTGTATTAGCAGTATTTGCTTGTCCGTATGCAGAGTTAGCATAACTTGATGCTGAATTTGCCGCATCTCTTACCCAAGTATCCGTACCACCTCCACCACCAAGAGATAATAGATTAGTTCCAACACCAGCAGAGGCTTGAGTTAAATCTATATACACACCACGGGCAGAACCACCTTGTTCAAAAATTCTTATCTTGTCTTGATAAGCATCAATCGTAATGCCGCCATCAAGAGTGTTATTGGTGCTCGGTTTTCCTAATAATATTTCACCACCCTCATCACCACCAACTGCTAATATATGTAATTTTCCTCCATTACCAATTCTAAGTTCTCCGTCAAAAGTTGTTCCACTTGTATTTGCAAGTGCATTATTTGCTTTTGAAAAAGCTCCGTTAGCATAACTAGATGCCGAATTCGATGTAGTAAATGCAGAATTTGCATGATTTATTGGATCATATCCTCTTACTCTAACAACATCAGAAATTAAGTTTGCATTTAAATTAGCAATTCTAAAACTAGAGTTGGCAACATCAATAGTATTATTTGGTGATGCTGTGTCAAAACTTGGATCCAAATAGTTATAGAAGAGATAATAAAGTCCGTCCGATGCGTCACGGATAAGTCCTGTATGTCTTTCATTTATTCCAGAATCGTCACTGTAATGTCCTACAAATCCAATATCTAATGTATCCGAAGTTTCATTATTGGATGCTAACTGAAGTAATGGATCATCCACCCTTAAATCAGATACACTAATGGTGGTTGCGTTACCAGAAACTACTAAGTTGCCAGTAATATTTAAATCACCACTAACTGTACCACCAGATGATGATAATTTAGAATTAGCTGTAGTGTAAGCCGAGTTAGCGTAAGAACCAGCACTTACTGCCTTTTGATCAGCTGTGTTTGCAACACTGTAAGCAGAATTAGCATAGTCGCCTGATGTTGTTGCTCTTTGATCAGCAGTTGCAGCATTTGTTGTAGCAGTATTAGCTTGTACGTAAGCCGAGTTAGCATAAGAACCTGCACTAACTGCTTTCTGATCCGCTGTGTTAGCAGCATTATATCCAGAATTAGCATATGAACCTGCATTTACAGCTTTCTGATCAGCAGTTGCAGCGTTAGTTGTTGCAGTGTTAGCTTGGGTATAGGCTGAGTTTGAATAACTAGATGTTGAGTTTGCAGCATCAAAAGCACCATTAGCATAAATTCCTGATCGCACAGAAGTTTCGGATGCACCATTAGCTGTACTAAAAGATGAGTTAGCATAACTGCCTGAAGTTACTGCTCTTTGATCCGCAGTTGCTGCATTTGTTGTTGCGGTATTAGCTTGAGTATATGATGAATTAGCATATGAACCAGAAGTAACAGCTCTCTGATCTGATGTAGATGCATTTGTTGTTGCGGTATTTGCTTGGCCATAAGCCGCGTTAGCATATACACCTGAAGTAAAAGCTGTCTGGTCAGCAGCTGCAGCATTTGTGTTTGCAATGTTGGCCTGCAAATAAGCCGAGTTGGCATATGAACCAGAATTAGTTGCTATAGTTTCGGATGTATTAGCAACAGAGAAAGAACTATTTGCATAACTACCTGATGTTACAGCTTTTTGGTCAGCTGTTGCAGCGTTAGTTGTTGCAGTGTTTGCCTGACTGTATGCTGAGTTAGCGTAAGAACCTGAAGTAACAGCTCTTTGATCTGCTGTTGCTGCGTTTGTTGCACTCGTATTAGACTGTGAGTATGCTGAATTAGCATAATCTCCAGAAGTTACAGCTCTCTGATCGGCAGTTGCAGCATTTGTAGTTGCGGTGTTAGCTTGAGTGTATCCAGAATTAGCATAATCTCCAGAAGTTACTGCTCTTTGATCAGCAGTAGCAGCATTAGTGTTTGCAGTGTTAGCTTGACCATAAGCACTATTAGCATAAGAACCTGAAGTAACTGCTCTTTGATCAGCAGTTGCTGCATTTGTATTAGCAGTATTTGCTTGTCCGTATGCGGAGTTGGAATATGAAGAAGAACTATTAGCAACAATATAAGCTGAGTTAGCATAACTAGATGCTGAATTTGCAGTATCTCTAGACCAAGAATCTGTAGTGCCACTATTTGCCACAGCAAATGCTGCATTAGCATAAAGACCTGCTGATATTGCATTTGTATTAGCTGTATTAGCTTGAGTATAACCTGAATTAGCATATGAACCAGATGTTACTGCTCTTTGGTCAGCTGTGTTTGCAACAACAAATGATCCATTAGCGTATTCTCCAGAACTTGAAGCTTTTTGATCTGCTGTATTTGCGACACTAAAAGCTTCATTTGCATATGAACTACTAGAATTTGCTACATTAAAAGAGGCATTGGTGTGATTTATTGGGTCGAAGCCACGAATATTAATTGTATCAGTTACTATATTTGCTGTAAGATTTGCTATTCTAAAACTAGAGTTAGCAACATCAATAGTGTTGTTTGGAGATAACGTACCAAAACTTGGATCTAGATAGTTATGGAATAAGTAATATAAACCATTCGATGCATCACGGAAAAGTCCAGTATGTCTTTGATTTACTCCCGCATCATCACTATAGTGTCCAAAGAATCCGATATCCAAAGAATCAGATGTTTCATTATTTGATGCTAACTGGATTAAACTGTCATTTATTTTTATACTCGAAACAGCGATACTAGTAGCATTACCCAAAACAGTTAAATTGCCAGTAATACTTAAATCGCCTGATAGTGTGCCACCAGATGCGTTTAACTTGTTGTTGGCTGTACTATAAGCAGAATTAGCATAACTAGATGCAACATTAGCAGTTCCTTGTGCAACACCAGCTGCGGTCAACGCAGCATTAGCAGTGCCTTCTGCATTATTAGCTATGTTTAATGCAGAATCAGCGGTTGATTGTGCAGAACTAGCTGCACTTGCAGCAAAGTTAGCAGTTTCGTAAGCCGAGTTAGCGTATAAACCAGAAGTTACTGCTCTTTGATCCGCAGTAGCAGCATTAGTGTTTGCAGTGTTAGCTTGGTTATAAGCTGAGTTAGCATGAGTTCTTGAATCAAAGGCTCTCTGATCTGCTAATGCTGCATTGGTGTTAGCTGTGTTAGCCAGACTGTATGCAGAGTTAGAATATGAAGAAGAACTGTTAGCTGTACCATATGCCGCATTAGCATAAGATGATGCTGAGTTGGCAGAATCTCTAGCATATGAATCTGTAGCTGAACCACCAGTGTTCGCAACAGCAAATGCGGCATTAGCATAACTAGATGCTGAATTTGCAGCGTCGTAGGCTGCATTAGATTGTGTCGATGAATCAAAACCACTACTTACATTAATTGATTGTGCTCCAGTAACAGTAAGACTACCGCCACTATTACTTAAAACAATACCGTCAATAGTTATACTATCAAATACGAAATCTTGTGTTGAATCAATAGCATTTGGTTTTATTTGTGTTAGTGCCATTATTCTTTACTCTTTAGAAGTTTAACTAATTCTTTTGTTGAACCTACGAAAACTGCCTTATCAACATTTATACCATTTGTTGGTGAAGATTCTTTAGGTTGTAAATCTCTTTTTCTTTTTTGTATTTCCATTAAATCTTTATTCATATCAGTTAGATGTTTCAACATATTTGCTGCAACTTCATAAGCTCTAGGATGATCAGAAGCTTTTGCAACACTCAAAATTCCTTCCATAGCATCATTGCCTTTTTCTATAAGATGTCTAATATTTTGCCTAGCAAATTCAGCATCATCATCAATATTATTTAAAGGTTCAATAACAATATTATCTGTTACTTTAATAGGTTCTACATCTAAAATTTCAGATAAGTTATTATTTAATTTATTCATTTTAATGTCCTATTCATATTTACTTTTAAGTGGGGCTTGTTAATCTAACAAAAACCTGTCCACCAGTGCCAGTTTTATGATAAGGAGATCCTAATGCTACACCTGCCAAAGCCGCTGCCTCATCATCTGCGTATGGTCCAGGAATACCAGTCCAGGCTGTAGCTTGAACTGTTGCGTCTGGGAATGTTAATTTACCATTACTACCAAAGGTCCAACTGTTAGCGTAATTTTGATAAGTACTTATAACAACATTTCCGGTATTACTTACCATTAAATATTTGGAATCATCACCAAATATAAGGTCGTATTGAGAATTATTACCACTGTCGAAATGAATATGACTATCCGCATCACCTGATCTTATTCTTAAATATTTTAAATTGGCTGTATCTTCTGGACTAGCACTTATGTTTAATCCACTA